CTACATTTTCAGGACCAGTAAAATCTCAAAGAGGATTTGTTACTGCAGGACCTGATTCGATTGTAAACATCACAGCGGAAACTACTTTAACTTTTGCTTCTCACGCAGGTAAAATTATTAAAGTAAACGATGCAGATGGTGCAATCACACTTCCAACAATTAAAGCAGATAGCAAAGGTGGATCAGCTGGAGACAATGATCCTAATGTTAACAGTCACTTAGGTGCAGTTTACAAATTTTTTGTAGGCACAGATTGTACAGATTGTGATATTAAAACAGACGGAACTGACAAATTCGTTGGTCACGCAACTGTTGTTAATGTTGCAGACGGTACAAATAGCTCATTTGCACCAGCAGCATCAAACGACGTTATCAGCATGAACGGTGGAACTACAGGTGGAGATAAAGGTAGCACAGTTACTATCACTGCACTTGAAGATAATGTATACTTAGTAGAAGCAGTGTTGATCGGTACAGGTACTGAAGCAACACCTTTTGCAGATAGTTAATAGATAATTAGTGTGGGGCTTCGGCCCCACATTTTAATTTTAAGGAGAAAATATGAGTTCAGATCAGAAGTTTAGCACACTGACGGCAGATGGAAATTTTAAAACTATTACTGGCGGTTCTACTAATATAGGACCTTGTAGAGTTACATACATACAAGCTCACGGTGGAACTAACTGCTTAGTTAAATTACACGATGGAACAGGAACAGGTGGTTCCTTACAATTTCAAGCTAAATTTAGTAGTGAAGGTTTAGATATCTATGTTCCAGGAAATGGTATTAGATTTGAAACAGGGGTATATTTAGATTTAACTACTACAGATTCTGTTACTATTGGTTATACTGGCTAGGAGGTTAAATGGCTAACACTACCTCTGGAACAACTACGTTTGATAAAACTTTTTCTATAGATGAAATTATAGAAGAAGCTTTTGAAAGACTTGGCATTCAGAACGTAACTGGTTATCAGTTAAAGACATCTAGAAGATCTATAAATATAATGCTTCAGGAATGGGGCAATAGAGGTATTCATTATTGGGAAATAGACGATACTAACATAGATTTAATAGAAGGTCAGTCAGACTATGATTTTTTTAGATCAAGTGATGATGGCACGAGCGCTGTTACAACTCCAACAAACGGTATTACTGGTATTTCTGATATTCTTGAAGCACAATTAAGATCCGATAGAACTTCAGTAGATCAATCAGATAGTCCAATGACTAAAGTTGATAGATCAACATATGCAGGTTTTTCAAATAAATTATCAAAAGGAACACCAAATCAATATTGGGTAGAAAGATTTATTGATAAAGTTAGAGTGCATATTTATCCAACACCAGATTCAACAAACGCCTCTAAAGATATGCACATATATTTTATAAAAAGAATTCAAGATGTAGGAGCTTACACAAACGCGACGGATGTTCCTTTTAGATTTGTGCCATGTATGGTTTCAGGTTTAGCTTATTATTTATCTATGAAATACGCACCACAATTAATGCAAGGCATGAAATTAGTTTATGAAGATGAATTTCAAAGAGCATTACAAGAAGATGGTTCTGCCTCTAGTACATATATTACACCAAAAGCTTACTATCCAGGAGTATAATGGCAAAATACGCAACAGGTAAATACGCAAAAGCAATATCAGATAGATCTGGTATGGAGTTTCCATATAAAGAAATGGTTAGAGAATGGAATGGATCATTTGTTCATGTTTCAGAGTTTGAGCCAAAGCAACCACAATTAGAACCAAAACCCATGAACGGTGATGCAATATCTTTAAGACATGTTAGACCAGGTAGAACAGAACCTGCAGTTGCTGCTATGTTAGGTAATAACCCATTTTCAATAACCGCATCATCACAAACAATTACAGTTACAGAAGAAAATCACGGAAGAACAACTGGTAATACTGTTAGATTTAGAAATGTAGTTGGCAGTCCAGGGGGTGTTTCATTTACAACTTATGAAAATTCTAGTGGTTTTAATATAACAGTAACAACGGCGGATAAGTATACATTTACATTAGGAGTAACTCCTAGTATAACAGAAGAATCAGGAGGAGCAACTGTGTCCGCAGGACCAGTCACATTAGTGTCATGATTAAAAAAATAAAAAATTTTATTGCAAAAATATTTGGTATTAAACAATGTCAATGTAAAGATGAGCATTTAGAGCTGTATGAAGATACACCGGAACCAGAGATTCCTATACACAAAGCAGAAAAAATAAAATCAAAATATAAAGAAGAATAATGGCATATACTTTAGATAATTTAAGAACCGATATTAGAAATTACACAGAGGTCGATGACACTGTGTTATCTAATACTATATTAGATACAATTATAAAAAATTCCGAGAATAGGATACAAAGAGAGTCTGACACTGATGATAATAGGGTGTATGCAACATCTACGTTAATTAGTGGTAATAGATATGTGACTATCCCATCAGATTTAAGAATAATTAGATATGTTCAATTAAAAGATACGACACAAACTCCAAACGTGCAGGTATTTTTAGAAAAAAAAGACACCACTTACATGGCAGCTTTTTATGATACGCCATCTACTGCACAAGGTTTTCCTAAATATTACGCTAATTGGGATGCTAATTTTTGGGTTGTAGCACCTACACCAAACTCTACATACGAAATAACTCTAGCATACGTAAAACAACCTATAAGTATAACAAGCACAACTCAACCAACAACAGCAAATCCAGCTTCAACTGTAGGAACCTATGTGTCTAATAAATATCAAGATTTACTTTTATATGCATGTCTTGCAGAAACATATGGGTACTTGAAAGGTCCAGCAGATATGTTACAATACTATGAAGCTTCATATAGAAGGGCTTTATCGTCCTATTCTATCGAACAACAAGGTAGAAGACGTAGAGACGAATATCAAGATGGTGTTATTCGTACTCCAATGCAATCACCATCACCATAATAAGGAGATAAAAAATGGCAAATGTAGTACCACATAGTTTTAAAAGTGAGTTACTTTCAGGAACACACAATTTTGCAACTGGGGGCGATTCTTTTAAACTAGCTTTGTACACAGCCGGATCTGGTTCACCTTACGCAGCCACCGCTACAGCATACTCTTCAGGAGTAGCTAATGAAGTTAGTTCTGGTGGAGGTAGTGGATACACTACTGGCGGAGTGGCACTAGCGAGTCAAGCAGTTGTTACTGGAACAGGAACAGCAACAGTTGATTTTGCTAATTTAACTTTTTCAAGCGCAACTTTTAGTGCAGCTTATGGAGTTATATATAATGATGATAAATCAGATAAGTTGTGTGTAGTTTTAGATTTTGGTGGAACAAAGACAGCAACCAATGGTGACTTCACTATTGTGTTTCCTGATCCAAGTACACCATCAAATGCTATTATTAGTTTAACATCGTAGGATATTAAATGGCGTTTAAATTAAACGATAGGGTAAAAGAATCCAGTGCAACTACTGGAACAGGTACGATTACACTTGGTGGAGCAGTTTCAGGTTTTGAATCTTTTTCTGCTGGTATCGGTGGAGACAATACCACTTATTACTGTATCTTTGAAACAGGAACAAATAATTTTGAAGTTGGTTTTGGAACTTTAAATTCAAGTGCAAGCACACTTGCTAGAACTTATGTTATCTCCAGTTCTAACAGTGATGCAAAAGTAAGTTTTGCAGGTGCAACAGAAGTGTTTTGTACAGTTCCAGGTGCAAAAATAGGTTTACCTACACCAGAAGAATATGGTTCATCATCAGCGCCAAAAGTTATCACTGTTAAAGTTGCAGCTAAATCTGGACTTCATCCGTATCAAAGTGCGGGAGGAGCATCAGCTAATGCTTATTATTTTGATGGATTGGAATCTCCAGCAATAACATTATCTGGCGCAGATTCATCGTATCCATATTATTATAGATTTGATCAATCTGATTCATCAAACAGTTCACACCCTTTAAGATTTTATTTAGAAGCGGATAAGTCTACAGCATATACA